TGAGTATCACAGGACGCTCCCGATGATGTCAGTATTTGGGAACTTGACTTCGAATATTGAATTTCTCGGAGGGACAATCACACCGTTCAAGAGATTTGCGTTCAGGTCAAAAACCTCACCTGAATACGAAACGTCATTGACTGTTCCAAAGAAGTTCCTAAACTTTAGGGTTGGAAGTGCCTGGACACCTGGAGTATTCAGGATCGAAAAGATGATGTCAGATTCAATAATGGGTTCACCAACTTGGAAATTTTGAGTTCTCAGCAAGACTTTCAAGTTGTTGATGACATTTGTGACAGTCACTATCTTATTTGCATTCGGCCGGACGCGGATCGTAAATTCAACACCAAAGTTGATTACTTTCGCGTCTTTAATCTCGATAGACTCGCTGACAAGTCTAAACTCATTGAGATATGATCTGAGATTCAGCTTGAGAGTATCGCTTGCCGGTGCAAGCTTTCCAGCTGAATCCTTGCAGATAATGTAGAGATCACTTGACAAGTTGTTGTCACCGCTCGGGGAAACGCCAGCCCTAAAGACACGGCCAAACTGTGCAGGTAAAGTATAGACCCTTGCTAGAAGATCCTCTCTTGTCACGATTCTGTTCTGCGAGTTTACAGCAGAAGGAATTTTCGCCCTTAGCTCCTCAACAGTGAGTGCATCATCACCGCCGGTTGCAGGATTGGGATTCGTAACTGTTGCGTTTGCGCGGATCCTTGTCACTGCAGCGGCAGTTGCGGAAGACGGAAAAATTGTTTGAAGTGAGCTAACGTTCGTGATCGTATTTGCTGCAACGTTCGTATTCAGTCCGCCACCTGAAAGATATGTGATCGTCAGTGTTGTTCCTCTGGGCGATACACCGAGAGAGTTTGATTCAAGCAAGCTCTTTGGATCTATTGAGAACTTCTTGAATGTTGTCGTTCCAACGAGAGGAAGTGCAAGGTCCGCAGGATCTGATAAGACGTCGTCCTGCACAGCTTTTCCGTCTCCTGACCCGAACCTCAATGTTGTCAGCCTTGTTGTCAAGCTTGTTGTCGTCGTGAACCGATACGGTGCAGCAATAATTTCTAGGTTTGAGGAAGCGAATGATCCGTCAAGGGGTCTGTCTGTCGAGACAGCCTTAAAAACGTTGTCTTGACTGAGGTCATCAACCTCGTAGTAGTCATTTCCGTCAGAATCGAAGACCCCGATAATCGATGAAACGTCTGCATTTGCTAGGGCGACTGTTCTGAATGGGATGAAGGTATTTGAGATTGAGACGTTCTCTGTTATCAGGCTTCCTGCAGCAACAGGAATTTGTCTCGTAATGTTGAATGTCGCGGGTGACCCGTCTGCATTAACTGTTGCGACCTCAACAGTTCCGAGGAGTTGACCGATGAAGTCAGTCTTTGCAAAGTCAACATCTTCAAGAGTAACGAATGTTGTGCCTCCGCCAGTAAACTCTGTCCCAATCAGGACTTTCGGAAGCTGGGTAGTATCAGGAACAACAAGGCCAGTTGATTGTGTAGTTCCGTCAACGGTGATCGTAAAGTTTACATTCGTGGATGCAGGCGACTTTCCTCTAACCTTCACACCAGCATTTCTGAGGTGGTTCTCAATGTTGATGAGTTCTGTTGCCCTTGTGTAGTCTAGCTCATTAAACTGATGATCCATATAAAAAGACATGGTATCACCAACGAAAGCCGCAAGATCAACGAGAAGTCCACCCAATGATGCCTCAGAGAAGTCTTGGATCTTGTCAGGAAAGAAGATCCTTGCGTACTCAATTAGCTGCGCCCTGAACCCGTCAAAGTCACGGGCAAGGTAGTTTCTTTGAATTGCATTTCTAAATTTCTGTGCCACTATCCACCCGCGTGTAAGATGACTTCGATCTTCTGATCAAGCGCATTTAGCTTTGGAATGGAATAAGTAATCCTCACACCTGTCATCGACAGGTCTTGTTCGGATGCACCCAGAGTAAATGGCTCGAATGTTTGAGGCTCAATAAATGGCATGTACTTTCTAACCGCTGATGAGATTCTTCTGATTGCCTCCGCATCAAAATCTTCAGACCCAAGGTTGAAAAGAAGCGGGCCTAAATTTGCGCCGAAGTCGTAAAGGCCGACTCTTTCACCATGGTTTGTGAGTAGAAGGTTCTTGAAGTTGTCTTTGATGTTGTCCAAAGCAACAGTATGCATCTCGAAAAGGCCTTCACCAGTTGAAAATTGCACCGGTGTTTTGATGCCAATTGGAGGTCTTCTTACGGTGATCTCTCTTTGTTCTGTTGCTTCTTGGCTTGTCTGACCGACAGACTTGAAGCTGTAGACTTTTCGATTACCAGAAGGCACATTTCACCTCATCCATAAATATGTAGATCGTGAAGTGCTCCGATCAACCTGTTAACACACCGTCTGCATCTGCATTATTCACAGCTTTTGCTATGGCATCTGCAATCGATTGGGCCAAAATGTCGACGTTAGCTTTCACATCAGGCCGTTGATCTTCTGGGACGCTGCTGAGGAAAGCTTCTGCTATCTCGAATGCTAGGGTTCCAGTCCCTGTTTCTTCTGTCGTATCGCCTGCGTTGACTGGCATTTACTCTCCAAAAATTCTTTCTGACTTGATGTCATCCATCTGGTCTTTCTGACCCTTTGTCCCTGAAGCGCTGTAACCGGCAATCTGTCCGTTTGCGGTTGCCAGCGCAGGGTTAGGCCCGCCATAACCAGGCGTCACATTAGCTGCACCGCCAACTCCGCCGGTTGCTGTTTCCACAATCCCTGCAAGGTCTTCAATGTCGCCAGCAATTTTATCAAGAGTATCATTCATATAAGCCTCAAAATCGCTGAAGCGCATGTAGGGTTCTGCTCCGTCGACTGCACCTGAACCGCCATCATTGCCGGCACGACCAATGAAAATCTTTGCACCGCTAATTTGGATGTTACCTTCAGGTGTGATCATGATCGTCGCAAGGTCTTCATTCGCAGAGCCTTCCTTCACAATTCTGATGCTTCCGTTGATTCCGTTGTCATCATCTTTTCTTGCAACGATTCGCACATTGTCTGATTTCATGATAACGAAAGGTTCGTTCTCAGACTGTGGATATTCACCTTCAAATGCAGTGGGTAATGTGTCACCTTCTTCCAGGCCAAGCTTTGCATCACCATCAGTGTTCATGGAGACATAAACGCGGCTTGAGTCCCTTACAAAATCAGGGTCACCCTCCGTCGGGTTCAAGAAGAACTTATCTGTCTCAGTTTCACCTCTAGCATTATCGACAGACTTTGGCGATGTATTCGAAGGATCCGATCCTGGATCTGCAAGAAAACGTCCGCGACCGGCAACTACGTCGATGCTTCCTGCTAGGACCCTTTCTCTTTCCTCGTCTGTCTTCGAGGCGTTTGATGTCTCGCTATCACCAGGAGATTCATCTGCACCCCAGCCTCTGTCATCGCTCATCAAAATGAGTGTGTTGTTTGAACCTTGAAGTGCGAGATCGCCAGGTCGACGTGTAAAGCGAGGAACCGTCTCTGGTGTGAACGAAAGCCCTGACGCTGACTCTGCGACGATTGTCTCGTATGTGTCATCGATCCCAATAGTTCTATTTGCTTGTGTCCCGTCGCCGTTCGGAAATGCAGGCTCAACACCCTCTGCACCAGGAAGAATCTGGCGATCTAGATGTGTGTAATTGATGTCGTCGACGAATCCAGGACCGACGATTCTTGACATCCAATAGAAGTATGGGCTTCCTGGATTATCGTTGTAGACCCAGATTTGCTCACCAGGCTTGACAGGAAACTGAATGTGCGGTGAAAAGAACGGAAAGCAGAGTGAAGGTGTCAGCGTTCCCTTTCCTGCTCCGTCCGTGACAATCTGAACTTTCAGCGTATTTCTCGGAATGAGGACACGAAGCTTTGCAACATCGTCCGCTTCAGGATCGAAAGCAGGAACGCTAGCGTTTCCAGAAAGAATTCCTGGGTTAGAAATCTCTGAAAATAGAGCTGTCAACTCATCATCCGTGAGATAGCTAGGGTCTGAAATTAGATCGATCACGACCGCGCGTAGAAACGGCCCTCCTGACCCTCCGCTTTGTTGGGTTCTGTTTGTTGTCGCTCTTGATTGAGAGCTTCCGATATCCTGCGCGCGTCCCATTTAGCTTCCACTAATC